TTCTTATGGCGTTCGCCCGGTCTTTCTCTTATCCTAAAATCTCGCCCCCTTGTGGGGCGAGTTCAATAAAGAACGGAGGTGAATGTCGTGCAGACAAGATGTGAAGACTGTAAGAAAAGATGTGTCTGCCACGCTTGCCCTCTACATAATCAATGCCGCTACGCTTTGAGGTGCAAATCCTCAAAGTGTTACTGCGGAAAATATAGGAGGTTATCAGAAAATGGAACAGAACAAAATCTGTCCTCTCCTCACGACTAACACTGTCGTAGACGAGAACAACACCGTGAAAATTGGCACACAGCCTGTTTTCTGTGTAACCGAGCAGTGTTCGTGGTGGTTGGAGGACAAACAGAAATGTGCAATCGCAGTTATGGGAGGTAAGAAATAATGGCATATTACATGAATAAGAACGTCCCGGCGAAGCGAGGAGATATTTTCTACATTTCCAACTCCAAGTGCTACGCCACAGACCCGAGTAATGCAGAGGGAAGACCAGCTATCGTTGTCTCCTCTGATAAATTGAATGAACACGCAGATGTTGTCGAAGTGGTATATCTCACCACTAAGGAAAAGCGTCTCATGCCTACTCATGCAGAGGTGCTGTGCAAGATTCCTTCAACCGCTTTGTGTGAGACCATCTACACGGTCAATAAGGACAGGCTGGGCGATTTCGTCCGCACCTGTACCGATAAGGAAATGGAGGGTGTCAATGCTGGAATCCTCTGCTCACTCGGTATCGCCGCTCCTGTGGTCGAGGGTGAGCCTGTTGACAACTCTGTAATGGTCGAGAGGAATCTTTACAAGCACCTCTATGAAGACCTTCTCAATAAGGTAATGGCGAGGTGATAAGTAATGCAAGAGCTTTTCGAGACACGCAACGGTCGTGTCATTATGGACGAGGACTTATCCTCGAAGATGTATCTGATTAAGCAGTATCACCCCGAGAAAGCAGACGAGACCAGCTCCGGGTTTGAATGGTCTGAAATGGGTATGGCAAACCTGTTCGGCTTGCTCTACTCTCACGAAGCTCGCTACTGCCCGGAACACAAGAGCTGGTACACCTATCACGAGGGAGCATGGCGCAAGGACGAGGGAGCAATCCTCGTGTCCGAGAAGATTAAAGATTTCGTTCGTCTGATGATTCTCTACTGTGGAGAAATCGAGGACGATGATACCCGAAAGTCCTACACCGGGTTCGTCAATAAGATGGGTGACAGGCGTATGCGAGACAGAATCCTCAAAGACGCAACAGGTGAGCTTCGTATCTCTGCTGTGCAGTTTGACGCAGACCCCTATCTCATTAACTGTCTCAATGGTACATACGACCTTCGAGACTTCTCCTTCCGGGAACATAGCTGGGACGATTTTCTCACCATGCAGACAGCATTTAGCCATACTATCTCCAAGACGGTTAAGTGTAAACGCTGGGAGAAGTTCATTAAAGAGGTCACACAGAATGACGAGGACAAGGCAGACTTCCTTCAAAGGGCTTTGGGCTACTCCATGCTGGGTATGAGCAATGAGGAGTGTATGTTCATTCTTCATGGTAAGACCACTCGTAACGGTAAGTCTACTCTGCTCAACACCATCGAGACTATGCTCGGTGACTACGCCAAGGTTGCCCCGGTCGGTATGATTTGCCGAGGAGACCGTCAGAAGGACGCAGAAGCCGCCAGTCCTACACTTGCCGGGTTGAAGGGTAAACGCTTCGTTACAATGTCCGAGAGCAACGAGTATGGCAAGCTGGACGAGGAGAAAATCAAACAGCTTACAGGTGGTGAGGAAATCTCCGCTCGTGCGCTGTATCAGTCGGCAATCACCTTCAAGCCGCAGTTCACCTTATGGCTTTCCTGTAACGACCTTCCGATGGTGACAGACAAGTCCCTGTTCGCTTCCGAGCGTATCAAGGTAGTAGAGTTCAACCGCCACTTCTCCCCGGAGGAACAGGACACCCACCTCAAGGACGAGCTGTGTGAGCAGTCCAGCATGAGCGGCATTTTCATGTGGTTGGTGCGTGGGTATATTCACTACAAGGAACGTGGACTTGCGATGAGCGGCAGTCTGAAATCGGTTGTCACCAAGTACGAGCGTGATAACGACCTCGTATTGCAGTTCCTCGAGAATCGCTGTGAGCGTGTCCCGGAGGAAAGCTCGCCAACCGTTATCAAGGCGAAAGACCTGTACAACGCTTTCAAGATTTGGGCGAAGTCCGAGGGTGCTTATATCCTGTCGGCTCGTAAGTTCAATTCTGAAATGGAGCGTCACCCGGAGTGGTTTGACAGGAAATCGACCTCGAGCGGCTATGCAACCTATTGTGGTCTGAAATTGAAGGAGGTGCTGTAATGAGCGACTTGAAGATTTTTACCGATAACATTGAGCCTACGGCTCTGAATCAGATTTATACCCTTGTCAAACAACCAGCTTTCGCAGATTGCAAGGTTCGTATCATGCCCGATGTTCATGCTGGGGCTGGTTGTGTCATTGGCTTTACGGCTGATTTGGGGGATAAGGTCATTCCGAACATCGTTGGCGTTGACATTGGTTGCGGTATGCTGACTGTGGAACTGGGTAAGATTGACATTGACTTCGATTATCTCGACAAGGCTATCCGGGAGAACGTCCCAAGTGGTCGTGAAGTAAACGAGACGGCTATCTACCCTACCGAGGTAATTGAATACATTCGGTGCTATAAGGCACTCAAAGACCCGGAACGACTGGTTCGCTCCATCGGTTCTCTCGGTGGTGGAAACCACTTCATCGAGATTGATACTGATTCCGAAGGGGTAAAATACCTCGTGATTCATACTGGTAGCCGCAATTTGGGAAAACAGGTTGCCGAATACTATCAGAATCTTGCCATTGAAACCATGCAAGGTAAGGACGAACTCATTGCTATGCAAGAGAAACTGATTGCCGACTATAAGGCGCAAGGGCGTAAAGCAGAGATTCAGAAAGCGATTGCCGAGCTTCATAGAAAGTTTTCCCCGAACCCTCTCGGGATTCCGAAGGAGCTGTGCTACCTCACTGGAAAGCACCGAGAAGATTATCTCCACGACATGAAAGCGTGTCAGCATTTTGCGGCAACCAACCGATATGAAATCGCAAATCGAATCGTCAGCAGTTTGTTCGGAAGTGACATCGCCTACTGGGATTTGCCGATGTTCGAGACCGTTCACAACTACATTGAGTTTGGAACGAACATGGTTCGCAAGGGGGCTATCTCTGCGAAAGCTGGTGAAAAGCTCCTAATTCCTATCAATATGCGTGATGGTTGTATCATCGGTATCGGCAAGGGTAATGAGGATTGGAACTGTTCAGCTCCTCATGGTGCTGGTCGAGTAATGAGCCGCAGTAAGGCGAAAGAGCTGGTTTCTCTCGAGGAGTATGAGGATTCCATGAAGGGTATCTTCACCACATCTGTCAGCCGTTCCACCATTGATGAAAGTCCGATGGCTTACAAGACGATGGAGGAAATCATTGCCAATATTGCGGACACCGTAGAGGTCGTGAACATCATCAAGCCTGTGTACAATTTCAAGGCAAGCGAATAAGGAGGATACTGTTATGAATATGGTTTGCAAATGTGGTGGCAAGGAGTTCTTCACCGAGGAACACGGCAATCAGACAGGGCTTTACTGCTCCGCTTGTGGTAAGTGGCAGAAATGGCTCAAGAAGGACGAGATTCGACTTTTCAATCACGGCATGATTCCTTCTCACGATGTTGCAATGCAGATTGAAGGTTTTCAGAACGCTTCTCTGCTGGAACGTCTCAAGGCTCGTATCGAGGAGAGTGCAATCAAGGTATCTACCGTCAAAGCTCCGCACACCTACATGAAAGCTGTCGGCACGAGGGAGCTTGAGAAGATTCTCGAGGAGGAGTTGGGAAATGAAGACACGAAATGACATACTTGCTGAATACGTCCGCAGTCGTTACCCCGAGATTGAGAAGACCTTCGACTTTGCCGCTTACTCTGCTGGTGTGGCTCTCAAAGAGTTCGGCAGATGTATCAAGGAAGCATTCGGAGGTACTGGTAAGGAGGTAGACGATGTTTGCGATTCAGAACATTAAGACCGGGAAGTTTTTGTATGGCACAGACTACCGATACCGTCCTCCTCACCAGCGTACCAGCAACACGAAAATGCTCACTTACAGCTCTATCGCAGAAGCCGCACACGACTTTTGGGTTAAGAGGAAGTGCGGCAAAGATTACAGAATCGTTGTGCTGAAATCGGTTGAGGTTAAGCGAGTGATTGACTACTACGAGAGCAAAAACTTCATTTAACACAAAGCGGATAAGTATTTATCAAAAACGACATTTACTAAACTATCTGAAAAGGATTGAAAAACAATCTTTTCATAAGAACGAGTTATTCTTATTATTACAGTAGTTAAAGTAGCTGTTCTCAAGGTATTGCGTGTAACTTCCTTTATATAGAAAAATCCTTATATATAGAAGTTATACACAAAAACCGATTTTCAACTACTTCTACTACTGCAATAAGAATAAGAAGAAAGGAGACTGAAATGGATATAGATAAACTGTTAGCAGACAGTTCCGAGGAGACTGTTGCGACTAAGGAGACTGTTTCCAGCGAGGAGACTGCAATCAGTCCTCGTACCGGGAAACCGATTCAGAAGAAATATGCACCGAAAAAGAAAGGTAAGCCCCGAGGAGGTAATAACTGGTTGAAGCCGGAAAACATCGCTCCGGGGCTTGAAGCTGGTGATAACACGAAGTTCCTCTCCGTCAATATGGCGTTGATGAATATGCCGGACATTGACATGGAGAATCCGTTGGAGGTGCAACAGCGACTTTCCGACTATTTCGCTTTGTATGCACAGTATGACATGAAACCTACGGTTGTTGGTATGGCTATTGCACTGAACGGACACAACAGACAGTGGCTTTATGCGGTTACACATGACATTCCGGGAGGTGGTGCTGGATATAAGATTGCGTTGCCGCCGGAGGTAGCTGACGTAATAAAAAAGGCGTACTTTTTGCTCGAAAATTTGTGGGAAAACTATATGCAAAGTGGCAAGGTCAACCCGGTAGCTGGTATCTTCCTCGGCAAGAACAACTATGGCTATCAAGACAAGACCGAGTACGTTCTCACACCGAACCAGCAGAACGACAACGACTATTCCGCTGATGAAATCAGAGAACGCTATATTGCAAGCGACCAGCAGAAGCGACTTTCAGCAAGCAACTCTGACGAGGACACGAGCGACTAAGCGACTTTCGCTCACGCTCCGACTATCAGCCGAGCGACTATCGACTATCGACTATCGACTATGAAACTGCTCCGGGATTTCCCGGGGCTTTTTCTATGCAAAAATTCACGGAAATTTTCAGAAAATCAGCCGGACACGGCACTCACCTCTTTACCTCTTTAGTGCATTGAAGCAAAATGCACCCCGGGCGGCTGTTTCGGGTTTCTTCCTATATAATGCAATTTTCAATCTTCACAGGATAATTTTTTATCCGAAATGTATTGACATTCAATCTTATTTGTGTTAATGTCTAATCAGATTCAGACAAGAAACAACACAAATCGGATAATATAGGAGGGTTCACAATGAAACAGAGATTCACCAGCAAGCAAACCAGCATAAACAGCACAAAAGCCCCGGCGGTTTACAGTATGAAAAGAGCCGTTGACGTTATGACCGGGAAAATAGTTGTTGACATCGGCGGCGGTCGGTTCGATACAGCCGCAGAAGCCGCCCGGGTTTACGGTGCGGCGGTCTCCATTTATGACCCATTCAATAGAACGCCGGAACATAACGCCGCAGTTCTCGCCGGGTCGTATGATGTGGCGGTGATTTCAAACGTGCTTAATGTTATCGACAGCGAAGCCGCCCGGGGTGATGTGGTACGGCTCG